GGATTAGGTGCATTATTATCCTTAGGTGTTACCTGTCCTTTAATAACCCACCTTTTTAGTTTAACTTGGTTACCTATACGAGTTGCTTGTGTTGTGCCTTGTGCTATTGTAAAAAGTTTTGTATTCCAATCTTTTTGCACATACCAATCTCTGACTAAAGATCCTGATACTACATTACAAACCGGTAAATATGACGAATATGTTACTGTTCTTTTGTTCTCAACATTTCGACTAATAATTTGATTAACTTTTTTAGCAAAAGTAGTCGCCGGCGGACGCCTGATGATTGCTTTTGGATTACCATATTTATAAACTGACTTGATTGGCGTGCTAGACTGAACGGCAACCTTGCGGAATTTCCTGCGGTTCTTTTTGAGGTAGAAACCATAAGCCATTTTTTTATGATATATTTACATGTATTGTCTTTATATTGTATTTTTGAAAACTACTTAAAGAATTGTCACTAATTATGTTATAATGATAGTTCCAATAGTTCCAGAGGGGGGTAATACTATAACCCCCTCTTCCAAACAAATTTCGCCTTCAATTCATTGGTGTTTCACATTGAATAATTGGAATGAAGACAATTTAGCATACCTTAGTGCCATAGTTCCACAATTATGTAAATCTGCCATAATTGGCAGTGAAGTAGGTGAAAGCGGGACGCCACACCTCCAAGGATATGTTGAATTTAAAAAAAAGGCTAGACCCATGGGCTTTTTTTCTGCGCTTAAAACTATCCATTGGGAAAAATGTAAAGGTTCCAAAGAAGACAATATTAAGTATTGTTCTAAGGAAGGCAAAGTTGTATATACTCTTAATTGTGATGTTGTTATTAAAAAACCTATCAAAATTATTACTAATTTATATGCATGGCAAAAAGACATAGAAAACATGATTTTAACCGATCCTGATGATCGTAGTGTTCATTGGTATTATGACAAAAAAGGCAATATAGGCAAAAGCGCATTTATTAAATATTGTGTTGTTAAGCATAAAGCTTTATTTTGTAGTGGTGGCAAAATGAGCGATATTATGAATTTAGTTTTTAATCAAGATATGGATACATGCAATTGTGTATTGTTTGACATTCCTAGAGCTAATGAAGGCCATGTTTCTTATTCTGCTTTAGAAAGCATTAAAAATGGTATGGTTTGTAATACCAAGTATGAGACGGGTGTTAAAATCTTTAACGCGCCTCATTTGGTTTGCTTTGCTAATTTTAAACCTGATGACATGACAAAATTAAGCGCTGATAGGTGGCATATTGTTAACCTAGGAGATGATGATGATGATAGCGACGACGATTGACAGCTTTTTTGGTTATGCTTTGCGACAGCGGTCGCAAACTCCTAAGCCGCGGGTCAGGATACACTCACTACGTTCGGCATCCGCCCTTGGCATTGCGTGGGGTTAAGTAAGCTTCGCTAATTTCCGCTACGTTTATGCTCTATTATATCGTAAATATTTATGATATAATAATGTGTATTTTATGCGTCTTCGTATTCTGCATATGAAGTAAGTGAAATATTAAAATATGTTTGTAAATTGGCTGTAAGTGATGGATTAAGAGGCATATCGCCTATACATGGGGTCCAATATGCGAATAATGCTAATTGTCTAATCATAAAATTATTAGGGTCATTGTCAGCGTCATTATATTTAATAACTGCATTTTTTAGTATATATTTAGTTACGTCAAAGCCAAAACTTTTTACCAATGAAAAGTCATTATTTGGTGCAACAACTGCCCCAAATGAATTAGCTATACCGATTTTAATACGACGATGATAATAAATTTTATATTGATCTTTATTTACAGTTGCAAATATTTGAGTTTGCGCTCCTGTAGGTGCTACTGATGATGCGCCATTTTGTAATAACGCAGGTAAAGCAGTAGTAATTTCATTATTGTCCATTAATCGACCAAAAAATAACTCTACATATCCTGTAAATGTATTAGCTAATACATCAACAGCAGGATTAGGTGCATTATTATCCTTAGGTGTTACCTGTCCTTTAATAACCCACCTTTTTAGTTTAACTTGGTTACCTATACGAGTTGCTTGTGTTGTGCCTTGTGCTATTGTAAAAAGTTTTG